TAAATGCGTCGGTAACTTTGGTGGATTCATCAAGTGTAACGATGTCACCAGTGTTACGGTCAGTGTTGGCGCTGGCTGGTTTAGGTAAAATGCTTGGTTTAGCTTGGATATTCAGTATTGCCCAGATATTCATTACAGACCCACGCGAGCCTGTATTTAAAGATAAGTAGCGTATAGTAATGAACGAGCAAGTTATTAAAGAGGTCGTAGGCATCTTAGGTGATGTTTACCTCGTTGGAGGCTCTGTCCGTGACGCTCAACTTGGTAAAGAACCCAAGGATTACGACTTCTGTACTCCACTGTTACCAGATGAGGTAGAGCTAAAGGTCAAATCTGCCGGTAAGCGTGCCTATTCTACGGGAAAACGTTTCGGTACTGTTGGATTCAAAAGCAACGGCTACTTTGTCGAGGTAACAACTTTCCGTACAGAGCGATACATACCTGGTAGCCGCAAGCCACAAGTTGAATATGTAAGTGACATTAACCAAGACCTAGGTAGGCGTGATTTTACATTTAACGCTATGGCCTTACGAGGGGACAGGCTCATCGACCCGTTTGGTGGTCGCCTGGACATCTTAGAGCGCAAGATAAAGCCCGTCGGCGATGGCACAGAGCGTATCAAAGAAGATCCTTTACGAATGCTTAGAGCCGCTCGTTTTGCCGCACAGCTAGGTTTTGAGGTCGATCCAAATTTTATCGGGACAATGCGAAAACATGCCCAGAAGATTATGATGGTCAGCCGTGAAAGATGGGTGCAGGAAATGGATAAACTGCTAGTGTCTAAGACACCAGAAAAAGGCTTGCAAGTGCTGGCAGATTCGTATCTCCTAAAGTTTATGTTCCCCGAACTCTGGCTACAGGTTGGTTATGACCAAGATTCACCTTACCACGATTTAACGTTATGGGAACACACCTTATCCACTGTGAAAAACACACTGAATGATATTGATCTACGGTGGTCAGCCCTGTTACATGACATTGGTAAACCATATGTGAAAACAGTCAACAAGAACGGTTATTCTAACTATATAATGCATGATATTGTGGGCAGCTATATAGTCGAAGGCATCGCAGCCCGCCTGAAATGGTCTAACGACCGAACGAAGACAGTTGTAGAGACAGTCTACAACCATATGAAGGATGAAAGCCCTATCAGGGAGGCGGATAACTCAAGCAAGACAAAACTACCTACGTAATGTTAAACTACCATTAAATGTGCGGCTGCCTCACTCCCCAACCACCAGAAGACTTTATCTGTACCCACCGTTGGCAGCGGGAGCCATGCGTCATATGCTATGAAGAAGGGAAAGTTGGATAGAAAGGACACCCATGCACTACACAATCGAATACGTCGATGCCCTCAATCAGATACCATATATATTACAAAAGCATCAGCCTAAATCATGGCAGGTCATCGAACAACGTAACGTGACACCTAAATACGCGGTTATAATGGGGTTAGAAAGGACGCCACACAGTTAATGTACGAGTTTACTAGTAATGACTGGTTTCACGTTAAGGGTTGTGGTGACGTAGTCTGTGTCAATGAGGAACTTCCTAAAGGTCTTTGGCATCCAAATCAGCTAGTCAACACCGAGGTCGCAATTGATGGTGAAGTCTACGTGGTCAAAAGTGCAGAGGTACATCCAATCGGTGGTGTAAGCCCCAGTAATCCCTACAAGCTTCGTTTTGGCTTGTTAATAGAAAGGACACCAGTATGAGCAATCCTAACTTCGATGAAGATGCTCTAATCGCAGAGATTGTAGGCAGGCTGCGACGAAACGAGAGCTTCCGATTCCGCGTAGATATGGGGATTGGTACGGCTGGCTTTTTTATTGGCGCAAGCATTGTTATTGCCGCGTTAATAATCGCGGAGAAACTCTAGCTATGTCACCAGTAAGTAAGCTAGTGGTATGTGGTATAATACAGACGTATCTAGGATTAGCCACCTAGCTGTACTATAGAGAGCTAAAACCGGTCAAGCTACGACCTATAGTATTGGAAAAAACTGTTGGCTACAGGTTCCCGGAGTGGCGGGTAAGCTAATTACTTATACGCTACACAAATAACGCCTCAATGGTTAAACGTAGGCTCCATGCCTATTGACACCAAGAAGGGCGTTTATTTGTTTACATAGAGGTTGACATAGAATCAAACTATCTTACATAGAAGTATGGTATAATATACGTACTCCCAAAACTCGCTAGCCCACTATATAGGTGGGCTTTTTGCTATAATATAAAAGTCCCGGTTCAGCTCCTTGCCGTTTGTCTCCGGGACACTTTTATTTCTTAGGGTTCATCCCGCCTTTATCGTGCTTACCTCTGGGCTTATTCTTCCAATAACCTAGTAGGGTCAATTCAGCCTTCAGAGTCTTATATAGTTTGCTCCTTACGCTCATGGTACGTATTTGGCCTGCTAAATCGTCAGTATTTATAGCCACTACAATACCTCCTGTTGAACTTTAACCTCATAGCCCAGTGATTTAATCTTTTCTATAAGCCATCGGTTGAGCGTTTTGGTACCGTGGATGCTAGCAAACACCTGTGCTACTTCGTTAACAGGATAGATTGCTTCCCTGCCATAGTTCTTTGTGATGCGTACGATTACTTCTTTCATGGCTATTTGTCCTTTCGCCATTAGTTGATTGTACTTACTATTAAGCGCGCTTAATAGTAAGTGTCAAGTATAATGTGTAATTACCACCGCTATATAGACAAACACAAGCATAAATGGTATACTGCCCTCAACAAGAGGTTTCTCCTATAATACGAGTCTAAGGCGAGGCGTGTGAAAACACACCTGGCACATTGATAGCTCACTCAAATTAGCTACAAATTAGGAGAGTATTCATATACTCCAGACCCTTGTGCGAGCGTATCTGATACGTCTCGCTTATGCCTCGTAACAAAACGATATTAGATAGAGCAAAGACACTTACCGGTGTCATATTCAAAGTACCTCAATATAACTTACCCACATACATAGAAAGCAAGGCTGAAACTAAATCAGCCTCTTATTATTTCTGGAGACGGGATAGTTGGGACATAAGATAATGCTTGTAGACCTATCAGACCAACTAAACGAAACAGCCTTTAAAGAGCTAAAGAAAGGTAACATCCTTATATTTAACGACCACGGTGTACGCAGGTCATTTAGGATAGTCCGCATTAATAAGAAAAGTAAGAAGTGTTTTGCAGAAGCCACACAGACATATAAGTCTGATGAAGTGAATATTGTGGATAAGGAAGAGCATGAAGGCTAAAGCACGCATCAGCATGGCATGGGCACTACTCGGTATATCTGCAGTAGGATGGCCGCTTACCGCTCTTACCTTAGCCAAACACGAACCACAGTTTATTCTAGGCCTTTCATGGATGGCAATAATAATAGAAGCCCTTAACGTCGTGCTGAATGCACAGATACAGGAGAAACAGTAATGAGCGACAGTCTGTCCGAAAAAATAGATGCTCTGAAGAAAGAGCTGCAAAACCAAGATGTAGCTACTTGTATCGAAGCCCTTAATGAGCTTAAGAAAGACTTGTCCCTTAATACTGGTCAGTTAATTACAGTGACTATAAGGGTAGCCCACACAGATTACGTTAATACATTCACCATAGATGAGTGCGTTCCAGTAGAAATACATTCACCGAAGTTTAAGGATGCGAGTAAGATCACAATCTCAGTAGCCGAGAAGTCAGCACCTGGAGAAAAGTATAAATCATGGGTAGAGGAGCTGTAATGGCACATCCCGGCGGACGCCCACCTAAGTTCGAGACACCCGACCAGCTCTGGGCTAAGTTTGAAGCATGGAAAGAAGAGTTTAGACCTGAAGGCAAACTCGTAGAGGATGTACCTGACATCGAAGGCTTTTGTGACTATATTGGCGCATGGCGTGACCTACTAGCTGAGTATGAAAAGAAGACAGAGTTTTCCGACGCCATAAAAAGTATAAAAAACTGGATTTATCATAAGAAAAAGCAGCTAGCCATGAAAAATAAGATGCCTGCTGCTATATTTATCTTCGATGCAAAGAATAACGCAGGATACGTAGACAAGACCGAACAAGATCTACACGTTAAGGAACTACCCAAACCACTATTAGGAGGCAATAGTGTTTCAGCTGACAACGGCGACCAGGAAAATACTAGCGCTTAGGAAGAACATACGCCTAATAGCTGGTGGTACTTCTGCATCTAAGACGATCGGTATATTACAGATACTTATAGACATAGCCCAGTCATCTACAGTAGAAGACTCGTACGGCCTGCCTATTGATGTAGTTTCTGAAACCATGCCACACATGCGTGGCGGTGCTATGGCAGACTTTGAAAACATTATGCGTTCCCACGGTTATTGGGATGACGCACGGTGGAACAAGACGCTAAGCGAATATACCTTTGAGACAGGTATTAAGATGCACTTCTTAAGCGCAGACGCTCCCTCTAAAGTACATGGGCCAAGACGGTGGATACTGTATATAAATGAAGGCAACAACATCCCTTGGCCTATTGCAGACCACCTTATGGTACGTACTAAGTGGCTTATCTTCGTAGACTGGAACCCAGCAAGTGAATACTGGGCGTACACCGAGATAATGAATAACCCAGAGTACGCAGGCAGATATGACTTCATTACGCTCACGTACAAAGACAATGAAGCCTTAGACCCCGTAGTAGTTCAACGTATCGAAGCCCACCGGCACAACAAGATGTGGTGGCAGGTATACGGTTTAGGGCAGCTTGGTGAGATAGAAGGACGGATATACACAGGCTGGCAGTGGATAGACGAAGTGCCACATGAAGCTAGATTGGTTAAACGTGGCTTGGATTTCGGGTATACCAACGACCCATCTGGCATTATTGATGTCTATGAATACAACGGTGGCTTTATCTTAGACGAACAGCTCTACCAGTACGGTATGAGCAACAAACAACTGTCTGACTTCATTGCCATGTTACCCCAACCAAATACCCTAGTTGTTGCCGACTCTAGTGAACCTAAATCCATAGACGAGATGCGTATGCACGGAACAAACATCCTGGGCGCTAATAAAGGGCCTGGCTCCATTAATCAAGGCATATCTTTCATCCAAGGTTCTAGAGTTTCCGCCACTAAGCGAAGTATTAACCTAAAGAAAGAATACGAGCGCTACATATGGCTTAAAGACAGGCTCACTGACAAGTTTATTAATGAAGCACCTGATATAGATAACCACCTGTTAGACCCGGCAAGGTATGCGTTAGAATCGTACTTCCCATCTCCGGATGACAGCGACGTAGTATCTACAGGTGACGTAACAAGTATGTGGGGGTAAGAATGGACGGAAGAGACAATAACGGAAAACCAATAATAACCTATGAAAAAGAGTATGGGGATGAGACCCGAAAGATCATGCTCGGCCACAGCTGCGAAGAGTGGGTAATCGGAACGCCTGAAGAGGCCAAGGAGTTTATCGTACAGCTAGAGGATGTCATAAAGCGGGCAGAAGCTAACCCTGAACAGGATATTGATTGATGCGCTACGGTGTTGAAAAAGAAACAGTCACGATAGACAAAGCTACGAACTCGACGCGGACAATGATACGTAAGATAAGGGGTTATGAAGTGGCACAGACTTATAAGCAATATATTCTGCGGGAAAAGGTCAGCGGTAAGCAACAAGAGATGTCACTGTACATTAAGTTCACCGAATTAATCTCTAAGCTACGCGAGGATGGAACGCTTCTAATAAAAGATGAAGACCCCACGATGTTGCCAGCGTTTACCATCGAATACCCACGCCATAATGTGGATGGCTCTTATTTTGTTATTAAGCGGTGGACGGAGATTGTATGAGTGACTGTTGGTTATGGGCCGGATATATAGATAAAGGTGGCTATGGGCGCTTAGGCAGTAAACTTGCCCATCGTGTTGTTTACGAGTCGATGGTAGGTGGTATACCCATTGGATTAGAGCTCGACCATCTATGTAGAACACCCCCCTGTATCAATCCAGACCATCTAGAGCCTGTTACAACCGCTGTTAACGCTGAACGTAGGCGCAGAGCTGCCTGCCGACATGGACATCCATATAGCCAAGACAATACCCTAACATATGTTTATGGGGGACGTGTCAACCGACGTTGTCGCGCTTGTGCAAACGAGGCATCAAAAAGGAGTTATTACAAATGTGCGAAGATTTAGATAAAGAACTGCCAGGCATTATAGATGTGTACTGCCATGTAGTCGCATATTATGGCGCTGTTCCAGTAATAAAAGTACCACGTAAGGCAATTGAGAAGATCAAACAAGCCTTCATAGAGGCCGGATGGTTTAATCGTGGCGACATAGTTCTGGTTGAGGATGCTACTGAGCACATACCAGTCGTTGACAACGTCCATTCTCTAAATGTTAAACCTCCCGTCGTGTACACCCATGCGGTCAGGGTCGACGATAAACTGGTGCTAACGAATGGCGTAGATACATTGGCGGTATTAGATATGCCCGAAGTAGTGCTCATGACCGGCCAGGAATGGTATGAAAGGTTTAACTTAGAATTGCCCCAGCTCAAAAGTAAATACTCTCGTAGTACAATCGACAGTGCTGCTAAGAAAGCTGCGGGTATAGAGTAATGAAGAGCATGCTACGTTTTCGCTCCCTATTTAAGCAGTCTGTAGATTGGTTTGAGCCCTCGATTATTAGCTTTAGGCGACGACCTTACGAACAAAAGACGATCCCTCACTACTCGACCCTAGACTTTGCCGAGCGACCGACATACAAAACCTATGTATCAAAATACGAATTCGTCTTGCTTATTGACCTGTGGCTTTTTCGGCTACGTTTTGAGTGGGTAGGCAAAGAAAGGCCAAACGATGACTAAAATAACATGCACATTCGCAGACCCCATAGCACCAGAATACAGATGGTTCGCATGGTACCCCGTTAGAACAATGGATGCTGGGAGACGTTGGCTGTACTTTGTATGGAAGCGTAAGTATGGTATGCACAGTTACTTACCTGGCGGTTTAGGCCCGTTCTTTATGTATGCAACTAAGCCGAAGGTGATGTCATGACTAGCGACCAGATAGTATTAGGCTATACCCCTTCACACTTAATGAAGGACTGGCAACTCAGATTTGACACCGATCTGGGCTGGTTCTATGAACCTATCACCCATTTCTATGATACGGGTTGTAAGAAACAACAACCTTACTGCAGCTCAAAAGAGCATCATCACTCTAGAAAAGTAGGGCATGAACCCTACTACAACATGAAGGATTGTACGATTACTGATCCACCACGCATCTTTATTACTCATCGCCCAAAAAAGGGCGAATGGGAGGAGATAAAGACCACTGAGGATCTGTTTAAATCGGCACTCTTTGTACGAAGGGAAGGTGTGTGATGGTGTTGCCCATTAAATTACGCATATACCTGATCGAGCGTTTACTCGGTAAACACATTGGAATTGTCCGCGGCGCCAAGATTGTAGGTGGGCAAATAACCGGAACAGAAGGGGTGAGATACCTTGACGTAGCCGGGCTACAAAGTGAAGGCATAGGGTTATTACAGACTCCCGGTATGAAAGTTAATGCCAACCAGGCGGTAATAACCAATGCCGATAAAGCCTTTGAGGTGAGATTTGGGTAACTCACAACGAGCACTTAGACAAATAAAACCATTAGTGGTATAATACAAACAAGCAAATCGCAACCAAGTAAAACACGGCACGATGGCAGAAACGGGCACGTGTTTTCTTGGCATTCCAATATCTCGATAAGAACAACCTATTCGACGCATACGAAGACTCTAAGTCGTATATGCAGGGATTCTTTGACCCTCTTAACGAATTTGAGCGCATTGCACGCAACAAACCTCACGCAGGTATAGCAAAAGAGTACCCGAAGGTAACGGACGGTACCGCTTCTTCTATCATCCAAAAGACACCACGGCGTGTCATCCAACAACTACCTACAGGTAAGGTTGTCTCTGATACTAACGACTGGCTTAGTATTATAGCTAGCTTTATCTACCTTAACCGCATTATCCCTAATGCCAACATGCAATACGCATTGCTACAAAAGTGTTGGCTAGCAGTTAAGAACACCCTCATGTACGGTTCCTGTACCGCATATACCCCCTTTATACGGCGTGGTACGTACTTCGGTACCGATATGACCTTGCCGTTTGTTAAAAATGTACTCTATCAGTCTGGTAAACTCTCTTCCCTCGACAGCAATTTTAAATTCCTGAGTGCATGGTATCAGCCCAGGGATATAGACGCAGAGATCTACAAACAAAAGTGGCTCATGAAGCAAGCTCAAGCACGCGGTGAAAAGTATGAATCACCATGGGACCTGAAAGAACTTGCAAACATTAGGGACAAAGTAACCGCTAAATCTGAAGAGCAGATGTCCCGCACGGAGAAGGATAAGAAAAACGCAGATAAAGGCGGAATTGAGATTATCCATGCCTTCCAAGACGGTATTGGAGCTGACTTCTTCTCCTTTCATCCAGCTAGCAAAAAGATCGTGCGTGTAAAAGCTAATAAAGACCCGCGGGGACTTACCCCGCTAGACACAATGTATGCAGACATTGATGGGTACAACCCTGTCGGCTGGGGGCTGATTGAACAATTAGCGCCATTACAGAACCTACTAGACTCTGACATGCAGATGTACCAGTTCGAGCGTGCCTTAATGCTTGCCCCTCCTACGATTAAGCGTGGTGCTTGGAATAAGACCCAGGCCAAGCTTATCCCTAACGCGATTATCGACGTTGGTACAGACCCAAACGCTACCTGGGAAGTGCTCAAGCGCGACTCTACCGCTATTACCCAGTACCCCGAGATTTACGGGCTCATGAAGTCACAGCTTCTTAATCTCGCCTCCAGCCCTGACACATCTATCAGTTCGGATATTGGCAATCCCGGCTTTAGTAAGACCGACTCAGGCGTCAAACAAGTGGCTGCCAACGTATCTGTCGATGATAATCACGTCCGTAAACAATTTGAAACCTTTTTTGCAGCCTGGAGTGAGACAGCCATTAACCTCTACTTTGCTGAGCGCACCGGTATAGAGGAGATCCAGCTCGACAATGCAACTGCGTCGAAGCTCCGTAAACTCTCCAACTTTGATGACAGCCTACTAAGCAAAGACAACAAAATTCGTATGGATTGGGATACAGCTACCGAAGCACTCAAGTTCGAGGTAGACGCCAGCACATCAAATATGAAGGACGACCAACGCCAGCTAGACGCAATGGATGGCCTACTGGAGCGCTACGACAAGTCCCCTACGCTCCAGGCAATCGTACCTAAAGACAAGATCGTTTCCGTTTGGAACACCATTGTCTCGTCATCCGGCGTGGAAGACCCCGAAGAACTATCTGTTGACGAAGAAGAGTTCAAGCAGAGGATGGAACAGGAGCAGCAGATGGCTATGGCACAGATGCATGTACAAGGCCAGCAGGCCATGGCACAACAGGCACAGGCTCAAGCAGCTATGCAACCGCAGTTACCACCCGGAGGGGTTCAGGAACCTCCACAAGAGCCTATTGAGGGTGAAGTACAGCCAGAAATTGAGGAACCAGAGTTCGCTACAGACGAAATGCTTAATGAAGCATCTGGTATGCCGCCTGACCTAAGCGATGACGAAGAGTTTGCTAATCAACTGTCCACCTTGGGTTTTGATCCGAGCCGTATACAGCAAGCCCTAGCCATGGAGCAACAGGGCATGAGTGAAGAAGAAATCATCCAAGTATTACAGGAGAGCATGTAATGGACGACAACCTATACCCAAACGACGGTACTCACTACGAAGTAACCGTACCAGAAGAGCAGAAGCGTGAGGAAACTTCCGAAAAAGCTAAGGCTCAAGCCGGCCGGGAGCTGCTTACCGAGTTAATCAAGCGCTGGGAGGAACGCATTAGATTTTACGACTCACTAAATTCAATCGACGTAGATGTTGCAGATACCCCCGAAAAGCACCAATTGCAGGTACTTGCCAACAAACAGACTAAGGCGAATCTGTTAACCGAATTGGATTACCTGGAGGGGCTTAAACAGCAACACATAGATAGCTAGGTGGCTTGTGTGCTGCTCCAGCCTTCCCGGGGTAGCACAGAATTCATCTCAGAATTCGCGGAGCGTCCACGAAGAGACGTAAAAAAGAGGAGACATTATGGCAGATGACAACGCCAACGACGTAAATACACAACTGGTAGAAACGCAGGAGACTACCACTGCTGCTCCGTCAACAGCTGAAAACAATACCCCTGAAGTAGCTGATAGTACTTCGGAACTATGGGACGACCAAAAAGAAGAAGTACCTAACCCAGAGGCAGAAACGGACGATAAGTCTATCGAGGAGGAACAACCACCCGAAGAGACAGATCAGGAAACGGAGACCGATGAACAGCCGCAAGCGAAGAGGGACGCCAATGCCCGCATCCGGCAGCTCGTTTCTGAAAAGAAAGCGCTAAAGGAAGAACTCGAACGTGTCAATGCCGAGGTTTACAAACCGCAAACCATTGATGAGCTTGTCGAGGAAGGGCTATCTGAGACTGATGCAAAGGTCACCGCACTAGAGCAGAGGCTGCAGATTCGTGATTACAACGACTCGGTAGCCGAAGCACAAATGCAGTTGGAAGAGGAATCGTCGAGCATTATGCAAGACTTCCCCATATTCAACCCAGACAATAAGGAAGAGTTTGTTCCTGAAATCGCAGCGCAAGCTGCTGAACTCTTGGAAGCTAACCTTATCCGTGATCCGTACACCAACCAGATAATTGGCACCCATATATCGCCTTACAAGCTATTTAAACCAATAGCGGACGCTTACGAACAAAGCGCCATACAAGGACAGATTAAGGGTCAGAAGGCAGCAGAACATATGGTTGCAAGTGCAGCCCCACAGTCTAGCGCATCTCCTAGACCATCAAACAAATCACCTCTAATGGAGCTTTGGGATAAGTAGCCGCATTAAACAAGCGAGGACTTACCAATGGCATATAGCCAAAACTACGCTACTGATGTCCTAAACAAGATCGACGAACGTGTCTTTCTGGAATCAGTAACTAAAGATGTAATCAACAACGGTGTAGAGCTGGAGTTTAGCAACGGTAACAACGCTGTAACTATCTACAGCATGGAAGTTGTTACCGAAAACGACTACCAACGTAGCGGAACGATGCGCTACGGTCAACTAGTTGAGATCGGTAACTCTGTACAGACATTCGTTCTGTCACAGGACAAATCATTCGCAATCTCTATCGACCGTGGTAACCGCGAAGACGCAAAAATGGTTCCAGCTATTGACGCAGCCGTCAAGCGCCAGGTACGCGAAGTATCTGTACCTACTGTTGACACATATCGCCTGGCAATCGCCGGTGCATATGCTGTCGCTAACTCACAGGGTGCTACCGCAGCTTTAAGTTCAAGCAACACCTTTGCAAAAATCCTTGACCAGCGCGCTGCGCTCCAAGAGGCAAAAGTTAAGCTAGGAAACATTGCTGTCTACGTGACACCAACAGTCGAAGCTTACCTATGGCTTGACACCACCTTTAAAGCAGCTTGTGACAAAACAACTGCCGATAAGGCGAGCGGCAAGCTTGGAACCGTAATGGGTATGGACATCTACACTGTTCCAACCTCTTACCTGCCCACTAACTTCGGTTTCTTGATGTTGGCTAAAGACGTGCTTATTGCACCGACCAAGTTCAACAAGATCAAGACCATGGATGGCGACTCCTTCGGTATTGACGGTATGGTCGGTTTCGGCCGTCGTTACTACGACTGCTTCATCACTGCTAACAGTGGTATCAAAGTTCGTTATCACAAAATCGCCTAGTTAAACAAGAAGGGATTCTAATATGGCAGAAGGAACACTAGCCCGCCCCAAACAAGGGGTGGCAAAAATGCCAGAAGTATCTGGCAACACCGGTCAAGTCGGTGGAACAAGTCAAGAGCTAAGTGGTGGTGTATACCGTCATCCTGCGACTGGCGAAGAGATAATTGCGCTAACCGATCCAATTACCGGTGATGCACAAGCTCGTGGCTATGTACGTGCAGGTTTTGAATGGGTACGCGACGTAAAAGAGGGTGACGTAAAGGAAGTCGGCCTGGACCTACCAAGTGTAGACCACGCCAAACAACCAGAACGTGGCCTAGAGGCCAAAGATGACGAGCTTAAGGGTCTACGCGCCCGCATCAATGCCTTGGAAGCAGCAGCTGATAAGGATAAGGCACGCGTAGAGCCAGCTACCGAAGATAGCCAGGAACACGCTAAAGAAACAGCAAAACAAAAGGTTGATGAGCGTGGTACTGACAACAGCGGTGACTTAGAAGTCGCTAGTGGCGTCAACACTACCGCTGAACCAACAAAAGATAGTAAAGATGCAACATCTAACAAGAAGGAAAGTGAGAAATAATGGCTAACCCAACAACTCTTTATAACTTGCCCGATGGACGTCGAGCAGTTAACGTCACGGAAAACAAGTCGTTGGTTGCCGCTGATGCAGGCATTGTGCAGAACGTAATTGCTGATGGCATTACGGTGACTCTTCCTACCTCGGCTGCCGCTACAGTTGGAGCCGCCTTTACTGTACGTAATGGTGGTGCCGCAGTAGCAAACGGGCCGGTAGGAACTGGTGCGAACGGCACAGTTCTCGTCAAGCTAGCCCCAGTTGCCGCTGATGGCATTAGTGGAGCAGGCTTTACCGCTGCGGTTAATAAGGCCGCGCAGAACACCAAGGCAACCGCACGAGTCGGCGACGAGATGACCGTGATCGGTTCCGGCGTTACGTCTGCTGCCGCCTGGTTTGTGCAGAAACACTTAGGTGTCTGGGCACGCGAAGCCTAGTACAACTACGAGCGAACTTTTCCTGGGCATGAAATGAAACTGCCCGGAACTTTAACAATCTATATCCCTATCTGCGGCGAAGTTAAGTTGAGAAAGAAGTTAAGTATGAATGTAACAGACCCAGTTCAAAGACAGTACAAACCTTTAATCCACGCCCCTTCCGGCAACCCAGGAGAGAAGTATTACGCAGTATGTGTGTCACACCAAGAGTTAGATAACCTCGTCGGGCGTTTAATGCAGATGTGTGACCTTACTGGTGACTTAGAGCAGCGGACAGCCCTCAAGAGCACCATAAAACAAATAAGTAGAGATTGGCTAGATACCCTTTACGAAGACTCCGGTTATGAAAGATTCACCGGAAAGCGTGAAGACGTAAAGGCAGTCGAAATCTAATAGTTAACCATCTTCGCCGTGGTTATGGGATATAGAGATGGAATGAATAAATGGCAAACAACATCACAATATTTAGAGGTAGGACATACGACTTTACCTACAACCACACCGACACAGCAGGTGCAGCGGTACCTTTAACAGGTTGCACGGTGTACTTCACAGTAAAGCCTAACGACTACGATTCAGACAATACAGATACAAACGCAACAATTAAGAAAACAATAACCTCCCACACTGACGCTGCTGGCGGTATTACTGCATGGACACTAAACGATGCAGACACCTATGTTGAACCTGGAAAATACTTCTACGACGTTATTGTGGAAGACGCTTCCGGGCACGCAGAACCGCCCTCTCTGACTGGGAAATTCACTGTTACGGGTACCCCAACTAACCGGAATGTCGGGAATGAGTAATGGCTGAGATTTTCGAACTTACCGGCGTTGTTAGCGATTCCGCGATTACTCTTAATGGTACGACTGGCGCACAGCAGATTACAGCAACCGGAACCGTGGCACAGCGCGGCCCAGTAGACACTACTTATACAGACACCCAGTTAGCCCTACTCTTTAGCAGCACAGACTTTACCGTAACGGTAGGTACGAGTGGTAACTACGCAACCGTAAATGATGCTATTACAGCCTTATCCCGGAAGAAGTCACTTTACAAAAAAGACGGGTTTAGGGCGGCCATACAGATACAGAGTGGCTTCACCATGGCAGAACAAGTCTTTGCGCGTAGCATAGACCTGTCGTGGATCACTATTACAAGTGTTGATGCTGAGGTCCCAGTAGATGCATCCGCTATAACTACGCTCTTGCAGCCACTGGGCCTTGTTAATAGCGACAACCTCACACCTATATTCGGAGGTACAGATAACGCAGCGCTCCCAATCATAGGTGTGTTATTCGCCTTCCCAGATCAAGGCGATGGTTATGCGGCTTCACCGAAAGATGGTGTTGCTGTTATACATAACTCAAGTGTCCTGTTCAGGCCCGGTGCTGGTGTTAAGCGTCCTCGCAACGGCCTCAAGGTATTGTATGGATCGGCGGCTACGTGCTATATGCCTGGCCTTACACAAGGAGGTGCCGGTGGGGGTGGAGGCACTGTAACTGGTGTTGACTTCTCATATGCCACTGGACGAGCCGTTCACGTTGGATTCGGGTCAAAAGCTAATCTTGCCCGCTCTATTCTGCATCACTCAAAAGGTGACTATGGTATTTACGTCATATGGGCTTCACATGGCGATTTCTATCAGAGCCAGGTGCATGACACAATTAATGGTTACGCCATTACCTGTCGCGACGGCTCGTTTGCTAACATGCGCGAAACCAACGTGGCCCGTTCTGTTCGTGGGTACCACGCTCTTCACAACGCCCGTATCAATGCCCGTAACCACGCTAACGTCTGGTCAGGTGATAGTGCTAAGGATTGTACCGGCTATGGCATACTAGCCTCTTACGGCAGCCATGTCGACGCCTCAGAAGTGGACGTATCTGGTAGTGCTATCGGTGTAAATGCTAGCAACGTATCAAGCGTGAGCATGCAAAACGGCATCGCGCTGAGTTGTACGACACGCGCTATCGGTGCTTTCCAGGGCTCAAGCATTGATGCATGGGCGGTCCCAGTAGACAACTCGGGCGAAGGATTCAAGGCTCAATACGGGTCTACGATTAACGCGCTAGATACTACCGCTACAAACTGTACGATAGGCTATAACGCGACAGACGCCTCCGTCATTAACGCTAATAATGCTGTCGCTGACAATTGTGGTATAGGTTTCCAGTCCTGGGCTGGGTCTACTCTGAATGCTGACTCATCACACGCTAACTCATGTACTAACCATGGTTACTACGCTATAGAGAAATCAGACATCCAGGCCCGTAATTCGGCAGCGAATAGTGCCACCAACCACGGCTTCCATTCAGAGCGCGCTTCAACTATTAACGCACGTGGTAGCTCGGCTATGAACTGTGCTATAGCCTTTGACGCCTTTGAAGGGGGTAACATCAATGCCCAGTCGACAACCATTACGGGTTCAACAATTGGTTACTTCGTAGACCGTGATGGCCGTATTAACGCAGGTGCTAGCATCGGGACTGCTACAACTAAAACAAACATCCCTGTAAACTACCGGAGCGGCAAGGGCTACATTAGTGATTCCGCGGCGCCAACATTTGGTCTAACTATCGACGAGACTACAGGTAGAGCAACATTTGTTGCGGGTGCAGCTGGTATATCTAAATCTGATGTCGGGCTCAGCAACGTTGATAATACTAGCGATGCCAGCAAACCTGTTTCTACCGCGCAACTGGCAGCCATAAACGCCAAGGTAGCCGATGCTATTAACGATGGTACAACTACAATCGCGCCATCGCAGAATGCAGTATTCGACGCACTAGCCCTCAAGGCTGGTGTTAATGACGGCCTTAAGGTGCTTAGTAATGGTACTGGATGGTCGCACACAGGCGATACGTTGGAACATGTTTTGGTCACGCTAACTATACCTGCAGGTGCCCTCGGGCCGAACGGTTATATTGAGCTAACTACGAACTGGTCATGTACAAATAATGCCAACTCGAAAACAAATATGGTTAGGTTTGGCGGGGTGGCGGGCACGCTGTACCTTAACAGCCCACTTACTAGCAATGCGCGCCTACATACAATGACATGTATTTATAACCGCAACTCTCAGACCTCTCAGATTGCTGGCACAAATGCGGGCAACCAACCAACCTACGGACAATCTACCACTAGCCAGGTCACATCGGCGGTTGACACAACGGCGGCGGTTGACATCGTTATTAGTACGCAACTCGCAAATGCTGCTGACACCAGCAAGTTAGAAAGCTACGTGTTGAAGTACCATTATCAGGCCTAGATCAACTCATTATGCATCTCTGACCGTGCAGTGGAATGGAACGGATTACGACATAATATAGCAGCCCAATGATTTAATTAGCCCAGTTAGGACTATTTTCATCCTCTGGCATATCGGGCCAGCGGATCACTTCAACTGTATACTGTTTACCATCATCCGTATCGCAACTTTGATTGCGATCCTCATGGATAATGCAATTCGTAAATGTCGAATATCCCCCGTTGGGCCAGGTCGTTGTCTTAACCGTGTATATATATTCTGAATGGAACCAACCATGTCTTTTCTCCTCGATGTCCATGTCTGCACTAAGTCGATAATTCTTTGTGCTCTCACTATCGGGAAACAAACTTACTTCACCTGTTCCGTTCCATTTCTGTGTTTCAGTATGGAAAAATACAAACCACATGATTAAAGCGATTATACCTATTGCGTATAACTTAATCCGCTGGTCTTCCTTCATAAGCGAAGTATAACACCTATTGACTTTTTTACAATAGTATGATAAATATATGGTATGAAAAAGGATTGGAGTCTTGTAGGGTCTCTCTCACTTATAGTAGTTATCGCCATAATTGCAGGGGCAGTATTCTACCACTCTAACAAAAGTTCTTCATCTAAAAATGATTCTAAGAGCGCTGCTACGACAGTAGCACAGGCTCCACCAACTTCTGACCAGATCATCAAGGCTATCAACGAAAAGCGTAGAGAGGCTTCACTAGCTCCCTTAGCTTCATCAAGTGAGTTGCAGGTGTCATCGCAGTTAAAATGTGACGATATGGTTAAGGATGGTTATTTCGAACATGTGAACCCAAACACTAAGAAACAAGGGTATACCTACATATTTGATAGTTTACCTACGGCTGGATATGCTTCAGAGAATCTTGAATCCACACCCCTGGCATCCGCTAAAGGCATTGTAGATAACTGGATGGGAAGTACCGATCATAGGAATACAATATTAACTACAGACTACACACTCACTGGTATAGCGGTGTGCAAGTCAACCCAAAGTGATGTCTATTATATAGTCGAACACTTTGCTACACTCAAACCAACTTTGACCCCACAAACACATGGGGCTTTATGTAATGATGGAACCTCTAGCGATTCTGTAGGGAGGGGCGCTTGCTCCCACCACGAAGGCGTAGATCATTATTACTAAATATGCTATAATTAGCATTAGCACAACCAGCTAGACAACCGCATACAGGTCGGCATCAACTGTAAGGGCTATAGCTACAACTCTTAGATATAAGCAATACAACGCGCGTCGATCACGGCATACAAGTCCGACAAACGAGAAGAGGCTATTTATATAAATAGTTCTTTTTTATTTTCTAGGAGTTAAAGATGGCATGGTATAACCCTGCAACATGGACGCCCGTCGATGCGGTACAAGATAAGCTTTCACAAGTAAAGAACGCTGGTAACAGCTTCCAAGGTTCAAGCAGTAATCAAGTGGTGTTCTCTAACCCATATGGTCTAAGCGCACAGAATACTCAACCGGCACCACAGGTAAAAAGCGCTGGTGGTGGAAATCCAAACCTGCCCCCTCCAGCCAACCCTTATAGGGGCGGTGGTGGAGCAGGTGGCGGTGGTGGAGGTGGCGGCCCACAAAACGTAAACGCTGCTGACTTAGCTAACTTTGACCAAGGCATTAACAACGCAAACTTTTCACTTGGTTTACTTGATAGACAAAACACTATCGGTCAAGAGAACATCAATAACGGCTATAACTCTAACCTCAACAAACTACTTGGTAGTAAGGCCGTAGCAGATCGCAACTACAACACTTCTAAAACACAGTCTACCCAAGATAATGTAAACACTCGTAACGGCATTAATGCCTCTGTCGGACGCAATGCTAACGCCCTACAACGATTACTAGGTCAACATGGTGCTGGTAACTCAAGTGCTGCACAGATCGTTGCTCCATATGGTGCAGCGCTACAAGGTACACAGCAACTACGTACGGTAGCAGATACTTTCGGTAAGAACATGCAAGCCCTGGACACGAACTACGGTGACTTTAACCGTAACTGGGATGGTAGCCGTGCAGACTTAGACACACAGAAATACCAACAAACTAACGCGCTAGGATCAGACATTGCTACGAAACGAGCTAGCCTATTAAGTACGCTCGCACAACTCCAGGCTCAGAAGCGAGCAGCACAAGGTGGTAACTCTGCTCAGGCCCTCGCAGCAGCCCAGGATTACATTAACCAAGCTAACAACGCCCAGTCACAGATTACCGAGCTAGGCCGACAATATGCCAATCCAATAAGCGTGAATGCTCCAACGTATGCGGCTCCTGAACTTTCTCAGTATACATACGATCAAGGCACAGGCCCGAGCGTAGAAAACAACTCTGCATATACAGATACGGTTAGTCCGTTCTTAAACATCTTACTAGGTAAGAAACAGCAACAGAACCAGATGGTATAGCACATGGCTAATCTACTTAAGTGGATAAAAGACAGGGAACACGATGTTGCCGACTTCGCTAGTAGGGCATACGACCACTTTAACCCGCTAGACAACAACCGGACATTCCAGCAGCGAACTCCTACCAACAACCAATCCGTCGTACAACAGGCAACACAAATATCACGTAACATACAGCAACGAACTCCCATAGCTGCTGCTGGACGTGTGTTCCAGCGTGCACCATCTGTCTACGATACCGTCAAGAACTTGCCTATCGTGCAGCCGCTCAAGAACCCTGTAACGCGCTTTGTGGACAATAACGTCATACAGCCTATGGTTGGCACAGAAGGTCACGTAGGTACTTTGCTACAAAGCCACAACCCTTATACTGGATCAGCTCGTCAACAAGCAGGTCAGCTAGCAGAGGATGCGTTAAACTTAGCCTCTGTCGTACCTATTGGTAAAGCAGCCCAGGCTGCGAAGAGTGGGCTTACCCTAGGCTCTAAAGTTGCGACCGGCGCTATGGCAGGCGCTAAGGGTGGCGCCGCACTTGGTGGCGCCTATGGCCTCTCCAGTTCTATGCAAAACGAGTCAACCCCTGGGGAGACATTAAAGAATGTGGCTATAGGGGCTGGCACTGGTGGTATCGTAGGCGGTGCAGCAGGAGCTGTGGCGCCAGTTATACCTGTTGTTTCTAAAGCGGCCGCTAACACTGCCCGTGACTTCAACAAGGGGTTAGGGGAAAAAGGGTTTGCTAAGATACCTGCTAGGGCTGAGGCAAATATTAAACCTCCTACCAGGGAGTTAGCCCCAGACGCAGAACAAGCAACCTTTCAACAGAACCCGCTTTTACCTGAGAACCAGCCACAAATAAAGGGAAGAGATGCAGGATCCATCCAAGCGGAACTTCCGACCGTTGGGACCCGTAAAGAAAGTGACTTATCCAAAGCCTTCCGTTCGACACGCTCAGTTATCGAGCGTCAGGGACCAAGCGGGCAGGAACTCGGGGGCATGTTACAAAAGGGCCGAGATACTCAAGAGCTATTCTTAGCAGATGTACAAAAGCGTATACCAACAGTCAGGTCACTTAAAGGTAAAGATTTCGAAAACTTTGTAGATGCTACTCAAGGGCAAGCGCAACCAAACAGTCCTAAGATCGCCCAGGCTGTGAGCGAATGGCAAGCAGTGCACCCCGAAATACGCCAGAGAGCGGTTAATGCTGGGTTAGATGTAGGTGACCTCGGCCCGACATATTATCCACACTTTATTGACTATGACAGAGTGTTTAAAGATAAGAACACATACAACCAGGCCATAAACCACTTGGTGAGCAGTGGGCAAGCAGCGACACAGCAAGATGCCATACAGCTATTAGGTTATGCCCGTGATACGTCTCGCAACCGTCAGTTCGGTAACCTAGAGGCCTCACGCCTAGTAGACTTGCCTATGTACGACAAAACTCCGAACAGTCTAATTAGCTACTTATCTGGTTCAGGTAAACGAATTGCACACACAGAAACATTCGGGGCTAAAGATGAGAAAGCCCTCGATCTTATTAGAAAGATTGCTTTGGAAGGTGGCGACACAGAAGCTGCGAAGAACGCCTATGACGTTGCTGTCGGGGCAAAGCAGTACAACCCCACAGCGAGCAAGACATCTCAAAACATACGCCGGTATGTGACTACAACCCGTCTTGGTTTAGGCGCGCTTACAAACGTTTCACAGAATGTTAACACAGGAATCGTTACGGGCCATATGCGTACCATGGCGTCTGCTCTTAAGCAACTAGACCCTAAGACACGTTCATTTGTAGAAGATACGGGGGTTATCGCGGACGCAGTATTAAACGACATCCGTACTCAATCCGGTTTTGCAAGCTTCGGGCAACGAGCGGCGGGTAAGGTAGTAGATAAGATAACTGCTCCATTATTCGGTACTGTTGAAAAGTTGAATCGATCAATTGCTGCTACAGCAGGTCGTGACTATGGCACCCGGCTCGCGCAAATTGGTGACGTGAAGACATTGCGTAGATTAGGTGTAACAGGCGACATCGGCCGCCAACTGACACCAGATCAACAGATACAAGTTGCTCGCAAAGTAGTAGAGAAAACCCAGTTTAAGGTTGATCCTCAAGATCTACCTGGATGGACTGATACACCGCTCGGTAAATTGGTAAGCCAATTTAGGACATTCTCATACGCCCAGGGTAAATTCATGAGTAACGAAGTCTTGAAGCCAGCGGCGAAAGGCAATCTCCAGCCTTTGGCGCGTCTGTTAGCGGCTCTCCCATTAGGTTATGCGCTATATGAAGCAAAACGAAAGATTGCTGGTCGCCCAGAAGAAGAGAACAAAGGCAAGATCGCTTTAGCAGCGTTCCAAAATGTCGGTGGTGCAGGCATTGTATTTGACATATACCAGAGCCTTAACCCCGTTGGTAGCAAATACTTGCCCCCAGATAGACGCACAACTATGGCAGTTGGAGCGGCTGGCGGCCCTGCTGTTGGCGTTGCTGCTCAAGGCGTGGGCGCTGTTTCTGAAGCCATACAACGAAAGAACACCCCTACGGACGATTCAAGGCTAGAAGGCAAGGTTGTAGCGGGCAAGAATCCCAACGACTATACCGACCTCACATCTTTATCAAGGTTTGGCTTACAGCAAGTACCTATTGTCGGTACACCTGTGAAGAATAGGCTTTTACCTTTTGCTAAAGAATCTAACGCAGACGCAGGCAAAACAAATACTCCTGGGGATGGTAAGGTGTCTACCGATGTTAAAAGCATCAGTGACAGCAATAAGGAACGTCTCAAAAACTACAAGAACTCTCTCAGCAAAGATGACTATGCAATTCTACAGTTGTCCAAGAAGAACCAGGAGAAACTTGTCTCACAGGGTACTATTACCCAACAAAAACTAGATGGTCTGCGTAACTACTCAGACAATAAAAAGAAGGAACTGGGTTATGAAAATACCAGCCTCAAAACAGACCTTATTGCTTCTCCAGATGCTGAATACAAAAAGGCAAAAGAGAAGTACGATCAAGATAAGAAAGACGGCAAAATATCACCGGTTAAAGACATCCCTCGCCAAAAGGAGCTAAAAAAGCTAGAAATAGGCTCAACCTTCGATAAAGACGTCCGTGACTTATACACACTAAGCAAACAGCAAATCCTCGACTTCATATCTAGCAACAAAGATGGTCAGACGTATGCAGACAAGCTTAACGAGTACGACCAAAAACTGTATGATGCAGGCCTTGTAAAATACCCTAAGTTTAGGAAAGGATTTGCCATAGCTAAAGGCGGTGGTCGTAAATCAGGCGGACGCAAGGGTAGAGCAAAGGGTAGTAGCAAAGGTCGTGTGGTAAAGGTTAATGTTGCTGCGCAGGTCAAATCGAGCATCATCCCTAGCGTTGGTAGAGTACGCCAGGCAAGTTTCAGGACAGGTTCTATCTCATCACCTAAGTTCAGTGTCCCTAAAGTACGTATGCCACAGAAGCCAGGTACAGCTTTTGCCAAGTTAACCACAACTCGCAAAATGCAAGCATAAATGCTATAATGTAGAGAAGCAACGCCAACCAAGTAAAGCACGGCAGCGTATCGCGATAATTGCGATCGCCGTGCTTTTTTGTTAGGCGAAAAATGGAACTAGCAGAATGTGTCAATCAAGCATTCAGGGCAGCAACAGGCAAGTTACCAACCTTTGGTGTTGGCAGTAAGAAGTGGAATAACCTTGTTGCCAGTATTAACTTCTATATCGGTCAATGGGCTCGTGAGCCAGGTGTTGACTGGAACTCTTTGTATGATCCTGCATATTCACTAGGCAACATTACTGCAACCGCTACTTTTGATCTTGGGGATGAAGTCCGCAAGCTTAGCCAACAAGAAGGTGACGCTATACGTATAACGCGTACTGGTAGTACACAATATACCGATTTTGATGTTGTTAGTTCGGATCGCTTAAAAGAGTATGCTTCGGGCAATTATGTCGCTCAGATCGGCAAAACGATCCGGTTTAATAAAGCTTTTACTTCAGCTAACCCGTTATTCGGTGGTGCTATTACCGCCCCTGTTTACCTGTACCCCGAAACTATGACCAGGAGTAACGACACTATCCCCGTAGATGACCCTAACTGGCTTGTATTAATGGTAGCCGCAGATTACGTCCGTAACGACATTACCCGCAAAGACTTACGTGCTGACCTTGTAGACGAAGCCAACGCCTCGATGCAACGCATGAAGACAGACAACAACGCCCAGATAGAAACGGCATACACCAGCTGGAGCCCAACAGGTCACATAGGCGATGATTACTGCTACTAAGTTTAACAAGCCGAAGATTGAGCGCCTTTCATTTAAAGATTGGCAAAAGGGTACTGTCACTGCGTATGACGATGGCCGTACCCCCACGGATGGGTTAAGAAACTCGTTAAACGTTGTCCTTGACCAAGACGGTACATTAAAACCACGCCCTTCGTTATCTCCATATGGTGAACAACCAGTAGGCACCGTTCTTGGTGAGGTGTTTGAATTTGTCCGTACGACGACCAGTTCTAGTGAGAATTGGGAAATTTGTATGCAGGCAGTCTCCACTAATGAAGTACAGACTATCTCAGTTACTGGATCACCTACAGGTGGTACTTTTACCCTTACTTACTCCGGACAGACTACTGCCGGGATTGCATACAACGCATCTGCTGCAACGGTACAATCAGCCCTCGAGGCCCTATCTAACTTAGCTGTCGGTGATGTCGTATGCGCTGGTGGCGCCTTACCAACTACAGCCGTTACAGTGACATTCCAAGGCGCACTAGCAAATACTAATGTCGCCTTGTTGACCGCAGATAGCACAGGCTTAACAGGTGGTACATCTCCAACAGTATCAATTGCCGGGACAACACCCGGTGGATTATCTGGCATACCCCATGTGCGTAAGGACGGCGGGGCATGGACAGCTGTCGCCGGTAAGTACTACGACAGCACAGCTCCCACGCACTACATCCAGATAGACGACAAAGTGCTTGTTATGAACGGAGAAGACAACCTCTCTTACTTCGACATACCCACAGTTATAACCACACCTACTGTTGTACCCTTCGTAGCGCTATCTACTCCTTCCGCACCTACAGCCGTTAAGTCAGGCTTAGCCGGCACTACCTACACCATCTACTACCGTATTACGGCCAATAGCACGGTTGGTGAAACGGTTGCATCTGTTGCTGGATCAGTAACCGTTGGAGCTGTCAGGGAAGTATGGAACCCTGCAACTGATTACGTGACACTCACATGGCCTGCTGTATCAGGGGCTGTTAGTTACAACGTCTATATGGGTACTGTCGCCGGTAGTGAGTTCATGGTATCCGCTGGTGTGAATGGTCTTTCTTTTAAAGATGATGGTTCGCTTGCCCAAGATTTAACCCGTCTCGCGCCTGTATCTGACTCTACCGCGGGGCCAAAGGTCTCTAGAGGCACTGTTATTAACGGCCAGGTATTCCTTGTAGGAGACAAAGACCAGCCGCGTTACGTACGTTTCGGTGGTACTGGTAAGTTCGTGCTCGACTTCTCACCGTTTAACGGTGGTGGCTATGTTGAGATTGGCAAAGGATCAAAAGAGTTTCCCGTACGTGTAATGCCTTTCCGTGATGGTAAAGGTAACGCCCAGATTACTGTCTTATGCCGTGGTACTAACGGCCGTGGCAAGCGCTACCTTATGAGCCCTAACAGTACTACTATTGGCGAAACTGTCATTAGCTTCTTTGACGTTATTGAAGATAATGGGCAAGACGGGACCGAATCTCCAGATGGCGTAATTCTCTACGATGACTCGCTTTGGTATCCATCCAGGGATGGCTTTAAGACAACTGGCACCAAGCCTCAATTACAGAACCTCCTTTCTACTGACCGTGTATCTAATACCATCCAGACAGATATTAAGAACCTCAACAACTCTGCTATGCAGAAATGCGTCGGCCTTGGCTTCGAAGGGCAACTCTACTGGGCACTTCCTTCTGGCTCCATGGAAAATAACGAAATATGGGTGCTCGACCTTGACCGTGAGGGAGCGTGGATGAAGCCATGGGACATAGCGGCAGATTGGTTGTGGCTCTATAACGATAACAACGGTACAACCCACTTCTGTGTTTTATCAGAAAACAAAATATACGAGTTTACTACTTCACTCCTAACCAGTGATAACGGTCAGGCATTCCCAACGAGTGCTAGCTCAGGCCTCCTCAAGTTCAGTGAAGACGGTATGGAGTGGGCAAAGATTATTGACATCACAGCTTTCTTGCAGCGTCCAGAAGGACAAATAACCTTCTCAGTGGCTGGTAAGACCGAAGACGAAGACCTTGCACCGCTAGGGAGTGAGGTGTACAGCTCGTCTGCTTCTCTCGTTGGGTGGAGCGAGCACCAATGGAGCACAGCCATGTGGAGCCAGTCAACAGTACCAGATAGCTATTCACCAGCTAATGAACCAATCGTAATCGAGGTTGACGAAGAGGTGCAGTGGTTCACCTGGGAACTTGGGAGCACCACGGCCGGTGTTAACTACCAGCTTTCGGACATTATCGCTCGTTTCGTACGCATTGGCACAAAGGATTTAACGTAAGGATTTAATATGGCAGCGAGTATATCAGACAAGATTACCAAAACCACCAATGGTTCACGACCTGTAGCAACGACCGTTACAGCCACTCGTGCGCCCGGAGTGACAACATTAAGCGGGGCAGCTTTTACCGGCTGGGAAGATAGCACTACAGCTGTACACTTCCAAACCTATTCATTAGATGCAAGTAGCAACGTGGTTAACAGCACTGTGTGTGATTGGAAGGGTATTGTCTCAGGTACCAATATTACTAACCTCACTTTGAAAGCGGGGACAGACAACGGTAACTCGATCGGAGACATTATTGCCCCTGTAATCACAGCCGCCTGGGGTGATGAGATGGCACAGGGCATATTGGCCGAGCACTCTACGACGGGAGTTCATGATGCAACTAAAGTAGGGATGTTAGCTGGCACGCAGACGTTCACTGGTGCTAAGACTTTCTCTGGTAATGCTACATTCTCATCTCAATTAAACGTTGGATCGATTAACGTGGCAGGTGCTTGGCAGTCATGGACACCTACATTATCTGGACGGTTCACTGATGGGGATTGGACAAAGACTGGCAAATATATACAGATCGGTAAGACGGTTATTTTCCGTATGCATCTCGTGTCCACTGACGGTACACCACTCGGTGGTGGATCTGGTAGCAGTACATTCACTCTCCCTGTGACAGCTGTTAGCTATGCAGGTTTAGCATCCAGCCAGATTATCGGAGTAGCTTCTCTCATTGATGCCGCAGCAGGGCAGTATCCAGGATCGGTCATTATGAGCAGTACGACAACTGCATATATTGTTTGTTCCGCAGCAAACAGTATATATACACAGAACACTGATGTTTTGTCTTCAGCTCCGTTTGCATGGGGAGTAGGTGACGAAATGCACATATGGGGAAGTTACGAGGCTGCATAATGGCACATGTATTAGGCCCTATCACTTTAAGCTCAGTTGGAACCGGTAAGACATTTAACCTGGGCACACCTTCCGCACCCCACTTCTTAATCTGTACGGTGGTATCAAGTACCGGTACGGATGGTGAGAACCACCGCTCGGAAGGTAAAGCAACTGCTACGTACCAATTCTGTATGTCTACATGTGGAGATAAATCACGTAATAGTAGTGCACATGTTGTTAGGCACTACGTTGCTGGGAGTAGTACCCCCGTCTTAGAAGCTTCGTTCAACTCCTTTACCGCTACTGGAATAAAACTAGATGTAACGATAGCAAACACTGGTTATCAGGTACTTATTGACGCCGAGTATTAGCTATGGACAAAGATCAGAAAAAGCTTATGAGGAGGTTCACCATCCTATGGTTTATTTCTCTCTTGCTTATCATGGTTATGATCTTCTTTACGCGCAGGGCAGATAATGCCTCTCTTGAAAAATATATAGACCAGCAGGTTAAACAAAGTATCCCCGTTAACCAAGAGCAGCAATTACCGAGCCCTCTTCATGGCAAAGACGGGAAAGATGGTGTTACGACTGTAATAACGAAGCAAGACATCCAGCACGAGATCGTGACTCTCCCTGGTATGCCCGGGCGAGATGGAATCGATGGCAAGAATGGAAAAGACGGTATAGATGGCAAAGACGGCCGTAACCTTGAGATACAGGTGAACCCAGAATCAGGCAATTTAGAAACAAAGTATACCGGAGATGTATTCTGGCAGGTTTTAGTCCCGTGCGAACGTTTATTGAAATCATGTGAGGCTAATAAGTAATGGATGAATTGTTTAAGTCGCTCGGTGCTAATGGCCCGGCTTGGACGCTCGTAGCGATATTAATAGGGCTTTGTTGGACGCTCATTAAGATGCTTCTAACCGAAAAAGACAAGCGTATTGACGATGCCAACCGTTACCAGACCGACCTCGTAAAACCGCTTAACGACGTTGGCAAGACACTTGAACGTATCGAAGACAAAACCCTCATAGCTAAAGGAAGGCGCTGACATGATGAAGACTATCCGCAAGCTGTTTTTCCCATCCGAGACTGACAACAAAGTTAAGGCCATTAATAAGGAGAGTAAGGCCATGCTGGAAGATACCAGCCGCATCGCTAAGAGGCATAAGGCTTTATTAGATAAAAACGGGTTTACGATGCGCATTTACATACAAACGGGAGGAGACCACAGAAATGTACGTTAATTATTTTTCGTTGTTAGGTTGCATCTTTTTGGCTACTGGTGTGCTGCTAGAGTCATCGCTTATACCGCAGATGTTGCGGGAGGTGCGAAGACCCAAGGACGAATGGACAAGGGCGCGGTATTACGCATTAGCTAGGCCTGCCATTTACGTAACTACATTCGTACCGTTTATTGTCCTGCTGGCCTCGCGTATTACGACGCCACCAAGTACTCACCTTGGAGCTTGGGTGACGGTTAGCGTGCCCTTTGGGCTAATGGCTTTAGCAATCTTTACCTATCTTAGTTACACGTATAAGGAAAAGGAGTAAATATGGCAGATTGGCGTACAGCAAAACGTTTACTAACATTACTTGCTGAGGTAAATCAACTCTATCCTGGGCGTAATAAAGCATCTGACGGAACCATCGGGGATGCAGCCCACCAAAAGGGCAAAAGCGAGCACAATCCAGATGAAAATGGAGTGGTACGGGCGCTCGACATCACTATACCTCTCTTAGGTACACCGGGGAGGGTTTTAGCTGACCTCATAATTGCAAACCGTGATGCAAGCCTTTGGTACGTCATTGTAGATGGTCAGATATGGGAAGACGGTAAATGGTCTAAATATAACGGGGCAGACCAGCATTACGGGCATATACATGTATCTCTATATGACAAACCTGAACTATACGACAAGACTACCCCTTGGCTCTTGAAAGGAGGCGATTTAATGGTAGACGACAATTTTATTAGGGCATTTTGGGAAGATCTATTTAGAACACAGCCATCAGATGATGACAAGAAGAAGTACATTGGCACAAACTGGATGGTTACATATAGCGCACTGCGTAATTCAGACGCTCACAAAAAGCTAGTTGCTTATATCAACCAGCTTGAAAAAGATAACGCGGCTCGTGCAGATGGTTTACAGAAGGCCCAAGCACTTATTAGTCAGCTTGAGACAAATGTAGATGCAGAAGCGCAAGCTAAGCTATCTGAGATTAAACAGATATTGGAGAAGTAATATGAAGAACTTTGGAACATATAGAAAAGCCGCAGCCTCGTTTTTAGTAGGCTTAGCTGGATTTATAGGCATTGTCGCACCACTACTTACAGACGGTAAGGTAACTAATGGTGACATCGTAGCTGTGATTATGTCACTTGCTGCCTGGCTTGGTGGTACGGCTGCTGTTTATCAAACACCTAACACACCGTTGAAAGAAACAAAATGATGTTGATGAAAGTACTCATAGGTATACTGCTAGCATTGCTTGCCTACATGCTTGCTCATCTGTTCTTAAATGAGTTCTGGTCATCCCTTGCAGCTATATTAGTATTTATCGCTACGGTATGTAGTGGAAGTTTGGCGGATTAACATGGCTACTGTTTTAACGATCATATTCTGGTTTGTACTTAGTTTTACGGCAATGGACTACACTTTAGGACGCGCAACCATTAAAGACCCGTTCCGTATTATCATAGCGGTTGCATTCGCAGTGCTTTTCATTGTTGTTGCCCAGCATGCATTTAATTAACTGATACTAATATCCTGCTAGCAATCTGTAAGGCTATGATATTATTAAAACTGTCTAATAAACTATTGTCCCTTTACGCCACAATGGGGCGTTCCTGAACAGGCGTAAAGCTTTGGTTTATTAGACACATTCCTAAAGGAGCGTCCCACCTTGTATTTATCCGTTAGAGATGCTATTATGGAGTTGTCAGTTATCAACTCATGACCTCGTGTGAGGTCTGAGTCACCATGACTAAAGACCTCAAATTGGCCTAAAAACCGGTTTGAGGTTTTTGCTTGTCAAGTAGATTTTTCAGAATCTCAACCAACGTTTAGCAGGATTGTGTTCGAACCCTGCTAAACACCAACACGTAAGCCTGTCAGCGAACAGGATGGCTTTGTGTTGCTTAAATTAAGTGAGGGTAAACAGATGAAACATGACAACAATGACATTGTAAATGTTGTTGTTAAACAACCCAATTACAATGTCATTGACATTGGTAGATACGAGCGTAGTAAGCAAGTTGAGGTTATTGCCGACAAACTTGTGGATAAGTTAGGTGTTCCAATTAAGTCACGGCCATTTATGTGCAAAGCGGCATACAAGCTGTCAGAGGCTAGGATATGGGATAACCTTGAGCAGGCAATGAAAGGGAAAAACCCTGTAGGCCTGTTTATATGGCTTTGTAAACGAGATGGAGTGTAGTTGTTAAATGTCTGTTAAAGAAGTCAATTATTAGCATCAATACTTAGCGAAAGTACTATACGCTACTGTCCGCTGTAAGTGAACTAAATCATGTTGTTAGACGAGGGATGTAAGGCCACAATGGCTAAATAGGAATGTGTCTAATACTATTATGAAAATATCCGAAGCTTACCGATTGTATCAGGTCAATATGCACAATGAGGATTGCAGTGAAAAGACCTTTAGAAATTACGACAGCATGATGGCTTCATTCAGTCGGTCTGTTGGTGACATACCAATAGAACTAGTAAGTCTTGACCATATAATTATCTGGAAGAGGTATATGCAGCAAAAAGGCAACAAGCCTTCTTCGATCAATAGTGACTTAGGACGCTTTCGAAAGATGTTACGTTACTTAGAAGATGCAGGGCTAGGGGTAATGAGTCCCTCGAAGATTAAGTTTAATAAGCGCAAACCAGAAGAAAGGACATGGTTAGAGCCAGATGAAATGCAAGCGCTTATTAAACACGCACCAAATGATCGTGACAGGGCTATAATTGCTCTATTAGTCGCTACTGGTTGCCGCATATCTGAAATACTAAACCTGGATAGATCAGATATTGAAAACGCTACTTACGCAGATGACGGGCTTTACGAGATATGGGTAAAAGGGAAGGGTGATAGGCGCAACCAAGAGAAACACCGTGTAGCCTATTTCCCACCAAGTGTTATGGCGTACCTTGAAACTTACTTAGAAGACCGTACCGACCGTTTTAAACCCCTCTTCCTATCGGGGCAAAACTCTCGGATAACCGTATCAAGAGTCGAGCAGATAGTACATGACGTTACTAATAGAGCTGGCTTGGATAAACGTGTAACACCTCATACACTGCGGCACTCTCGAATATCTGATCTCTTAAATAATGGTGCCCCTATGCAAGATGTACAAAACCTCGCAGGTCATTCTAGTGTATCAACGACAGTTAACATATATGGTCACGTCAACGAAAAACACAAAAGGGAAGTGTTTACAAAGTACTCAACACCTGTGCTATAATAGAAGCCTAAAGGTAAAACAAAAAAGTATTTGACACACGTAACCTCTTATGCTACTATTAGGTCATAAGGTTCGAAAGACCTCGCACAGTTTACAACTAAACTCACTTAACACAATATGTGTGAGTAAGTAAACTTCTCTTCTGGAGAAGGGATCGAATCGTATCTATAGTTACGACCCCGCATTCGGGGGTTCGAATCCCTCCATCCCAGCCAAATTAGAAAGTTTAACCGCTCATACAATGTGAGCGGTTTTTTTATTAACCGAGGTCATGGTTTGATAACTGACCTCGGCAGGTAACGAAACCTGCTCCACTGCGAAAGCACTGACCAGCGGTCATATTACCGGCCTGGAGTAGCAACTAGCTTTGGGAGACATATGAAGGACGTGGAGTCCAAGCACTAAGCCATCTAATTGGCGTATTCAGTGCACCCTTGCAACTTAACAATCCATATGTGCCGTAGAAAGCAAACTGTGCAGGCAGAATCTCCCTGAAAAGAGGTTACAGGTTTATCCCAAGAGAAAGCCCCAACGGAACAGTAAACATGTGGAACGTTCTATTAAAACAAAAAGGAGGTTGTATGACCTTAGTAAAAAACAAGAGCGATTATTCAGATCGTAAAGAAGTAAGTAAACCTACAAAATCAGGCATTAGGATCATATCAGAAATGCCCACGAAAGAGATTTTGATGTACACCGCAAACCGTCACAAGTTTGGGCTACTTACGTTTACCAGTCTCTCTATGGCTGTATATATTGCATATGATAAAGTCGTTAGATTATTTATCTAGCGCAGGGGTAGAGCGCCCCTGGGGAGAGTGTCCTAGGGTGTCGCGATGGATCGAGGACGAGTTGTTAGTAGCCGGCAGGCAAAAGCAACAGGGCCACTAAGAGTGACTAAGGACACGGAAGCTCACGCTTCGACCTAGCGACATTTAACCCTGATTCTCCCACCAAGGGTGCTCTACCAAGTAAGACATTCTTTGTCAGTCATAAAGGAGCGAGATATGAGTCTATCACCGAATGATGTTGTAGCGGCCAAGCTAGCTTGCATTCTTGCACAATCAAGCCTTGAGCGTACACAACGCAAAGGAGGCCTGAGTAGCGTTGGCTATCAACAGCTAACCGACGTTAAGAAACTTAGGGAAAAGCTCGATAAATATATCGAAGCTGAACGGATCGAGGAATCTATAACTATAGCCTAGCGGTCTTTACCGCTGGCAACGAGCCTCTTACCCATATTACCGTTAAGGACGAAGGAGAACTCATGGTAGAAAAGACTTGGTACTACGGAACAATCTACTATGCCAGTCAAAAGGCTAAACGTGACAGACTAGTAAAAGAGAAGCGTAAGGCTACGATTTCTAGCTATCATAGTGTCCTTTACATCACAGATAACTTTATACAGATCGACTTTGATAGTTCGGGTCAAAGTTACGTGCATATGCAACTATCACCCCATCCTTAACATAGGTAAAGCACAACGTGCTGGTAGTAAGCGACAGGAGTTAATGCGGCTATCGTGTTGGATATGAAACGATAGCAGCCTGGTCTGAGCTGGTCAGACTCTCCGTGGTTGCTCCAACCATTAAAGTGATAGTCACGCCACCACTTATTACTAGCACCATGCGCTTTACCACGTACTAAAAAGCCCCACTGCTGGCTTAGATAAAAGGTGTTACACGTCAGACGTGACGGCAGGTTGGCCAACCCTTTCTAAGTTAGCAGTGTGCTTTTTAGTACAGGCATAGAAAGTACACTGCCAGGAGTAAGGATAACAGAAACCGTCCCGCGGGCGGAGTGGCCTCTCCTCGTTCCTGGCACCATGCTTTCTATATATACGTAAGAACACCGCAATGCTAGCGGGACTATTAACCAGGTGAGCCGACCCGTAAGGGAACCACGACATTAGTGCCGATTGGTAAGCAGCCGTTTAGGTTAGTGCAAGTCCTGCTAGCTTTAGGGTGTTTCTTATACGAGATAGCAATATAACACCGAAAGGAGGTATGCCCATGAGTACAGCCAACCCTCAGTTTATGCACCCACCGGTAGCCTAAGCTCAAATACACAAAGTAATTCGGTGGTAATAGATACGTTTGAAAATAGCCTGCCAATAGTGAGGGTGTGGAGATTACCACCTCGCCTTCGGGCTTGTTAGCGACTCATCATTATTGGCGGTCTGTTTTCAAGCAAGTATAAGTAACTTTAAAGGAGTAAATATGAGAAAAATAGTTGTAGCTGAGGGTTTATTCAGCAAACTGGCAATCAGCCTTAACGATAGCACTGTCAATAAATTAGCGGTTATTAATAAAGAAGATAATCCTTTGGCAAAGATAGAATCTGATCTGAAGAAAACGCTTCAAGAGTTTGAACGCGCTTACTTCGAACTCAGCCAGCCCAAAGAACCTGAGCACGTTGAGGATAAATAACTTTAATTAAGAGGAGGCCGTATGGGCTGGAGTTTAGGATATGACGGTAATTGGCAAAGAGACGTAGGTTACGGCGTGCCAGCTTACTGCGATCACCCGAAGTGTAAGCGAAAGATCAACCGAGGATTGGCCTTCGTATGTGGTGGCGAACCTTATGGTGGAGAATCAGGCTGCGGCCTCTATTTTTGTGAGAAGCATCTCCATTACACTACTCGCAATGACGAGAACGGCGAAGAAGACTCGCCTCAACTCTGCGAGATTTGTATATATAACTTCGAGCTTGACGATGCCAATTGGCAACAGTTCAAGAAGTGTTTTGAGCCAAAGCCAGATCATAAGCAGTGGATTAGGTGGAAGCTGAAAGACGCAAGCTGGGCCGAATGGCGAGAGAACCACCCAACCCTTGTAGAAGAAATGAAGAAGGCTCTAGCTAACTAAATATAACCGACCTCAGAGGAGGATAAATATGGGCATGATCTCGATGATCCTAGACACCGAGTCTCTAGAGTATGATCCTGTGTTGGCTAAGCAAGTGCTAAGCAGTATCAGACCTGAAAGTACGATCCATGAGCTTTTTGAAGCCATAAGAGCCGTAAAAAGAGCATACGAAACAGGACTACTAAATATAACCAACTAACCCTGGAGGCATACATGGGCTGTGATATACACGCAACACTAGAATACGATAAATGGAAACTGAAACGTCCCGAAGATTCACATGACTGGTGGGCATTTGCGAAAGACATAGATATAGATCGTGGATATTACTTCTTTGGAATATTGGCTGGCGTACGGAACGATGAAATTAACTCTATAGCCCCACCACGAGGGGTGCCAACTAACGCAAGCTTTGAGTTCAAACAAGAGTACGAGGATTGGGGCGCTGATGCTCATACACCATCATGGGTAACTTTCGAGGAGTTGCGTGCATGGAAACACACAACCCCAAAGCTTGAATTTGATCCCGAAAAAGACATGAAAGAGCAGGACTTTTACAAAGTAATGGAAATGCTCGCAGAGAGATACGGAGATGAGAATGTTCGTCTAGTGTTTTTCTTCGATAACTAACCCTGGAGGATGATATGGAGCTAATACCAGATCAAGGCGTCATCAACGGCCTGTGCGCTGACTGCAAACAAATTTGTGACATTGGTATTCAGATAATGCCTGTGATTAAAAATGGAAACTCGACGGTAGTTGTAATAGTGACAGAAGAACACGAGTGTTCTAGCTAACCCCTAAATGGAGGAATGTATGACAAAGAAGCGAATATACGTTGTGTACGACGAGCGTGCGATGCAAGACCCAGACGAAGCTAGCGTATATGTCGCAGGAGCTGAGTCTTTAAAAGAAGCATTGGATGATGCCGAAGATTTTAAACCCTGTGTGATTTATAGCTACGCACAGGTCAAGATAGGCAAGAAGGGCGGCCACGAGCTTGTCGATGAACGACTTGAAAAGTATGTACAGGGCTAACTAATACAGACAGGAAGAACACTAAATAACTAATCAGCTCAGACGAGAGACCCAATAGGTGGCTTAGGCAAGGTCTCTTATTTGAGCTGGTTAAGCTCTGGTGGGGCAGGCTGCATTGTGTCAGCCTCCACCGAAAGGAAACATATGAAAAACTATTTTGTTTATTACATTCAACCAGAGCTAGTAAGGCTCAACGAGCTACTAAGATGACTCGCCAAGATATTAGATACGCGGTGATCATTGGCACGCTTGCTACAACAGCATCCTACGTCATGATCACCATTTTAATAGACAAAGGAATGTTATGAAGATACCAGTTACATATATCAAACAAGAGGAAGAGTTCACGGACGGATCAATGTGGTTCGACGACGGAGCTATCCACTTAATATATAAGCCATTCTAATGAGTGAATTTGCACAAGTATTCCTCGTTGGAAAGCCTGTAGACGTACCAGAGAAACCAGGGCTACAGCGTTGGACGATGATCGTAGAGCATAAGTACAAAACTGACCGCCTCAAGCTGGAATGGATCAGTACATATAACCCTAAGCTAGCCTCCCTCGGAATGAAGGAGGTTGAATTTTATAAAGACACGTCAGATCGGTTATGTATACGCGTACCGAGGAGAGGACAACCATGGCAGAAGTACTAACTATTCATGAGAAGCTTCTGGACATTCAACAGAGACTCAAAGTACCGAAAGATATTAATAATGATTTCGGAGGGTTCAAATATAGAAACATCGAAGAGATAGAGAACAAGGTTAAACCATACCTTGCGGAGCACAGACTAACTTTGACTTTTGACGACGGGATTATTGAAGCCGGCGGACGTGTATATGTCCAAGCAACAGCCATTCTGTCTGATGGGAAAGATTCCATAAGGGTAAATGCCTTCGCTCGTGAGGCACAAAACCCTAAAGCTAAGATGGATGACTCGCAACTCACTGGATCATGCTCATCTTACGCCCGTAAATACGCCGCCGGAGGTATGTTCCTCATCGATGATACCAAAGACGCAGACGGCATGGATAACTCGAAGCCTGCGCCCAAAAAGACCGAGGCTAAACCGGTAGGTAAGGCTGTAGTCGAATACGCAAAACCGTGGGAAGTAAAGAACCTCCAGATAGCTGCTAAGAAGATTATCGGTCAGAAACCTGAAGATGAAGTAAACGAATGGCTGAAAGAAAAGCTTAAGTGCCCAATGGATCAGTTCCCACGCGAGTGGTACCCAAAGGCACAAGAAAAGCTCGACGTGATGCTTATAGAAAAAGGTTAGTCCTGAGGGGGATATATGAGACAAACAAGTTTATTAGCATACCAAAAGATAATGCAAGACCGTAAGAAACTAGGCAACCGACAAACATCGGTACTCCATGTTATTGAACAACACTTCCCAATAACAAACCGGCGCATTGCTGAGTTGCTCAACTGGCCTATAAATACGGTAACACCACGCTGTTTAGAGCTACGGGCTAAGGGTAAGGTCATGAAAGCAAAGACAGACATGGATGCTGGAAGGCGTGCCACATTCTGGAAACCAGTTAAACAGGATAAAGAATTTAGCGATGTCGATTGATCGCATTAAGAACACACAGCGAAAACCTGCGAGATTGCCAAAGCCCTGTAAGTACTGTGGAACGATAGGGCACACATCATTTAACTGCCCAAAGAAACCACGAAAGCCGTTACAGACAACGAAGCGTATGAAGAAAGTCGGGAAGATCGGCAAACAGCTACTTGACCAAGCAGCGGACTTCAGAAAAGAACACCCCGGCCCGCAACAATGCTTCTACTGCTTATTCATAGGGATCGTAGAGCTAATAGATGATTACTGTGTTGAGCATACATTAAGCAAAACAAGGCATCCTGAATACCGTTTCGATAAAGAAAAACTTGTTATCAGCTGCCACGGCCACAACGAAGAAAAAGGCAGCAAAGATATTGATGAATACCTGGAAATATTAGAAAAGAGGAAAAATGGACAAGGAAGAAATTAGAAAAGCAGCATCCGCAATGGGACGTTTAGGCGGTCTAAAAAGCAGGAGGGTTCTTACTAAAGAACAGGCCCAAGCTATGGCTAAGAAATCTGCTGAAGCGAAGAAACGCAGGAAGAAGTCCGGTGAGTGAATTACTCCCTGATATTAAACCGGTATACACCGAAGATAAACCTAAAACCAAACGAAGAGATGGGCAAAAAACATTTTTGGTTAGTCGTTGGACTAGCCGTCACATTATTAACCCTCGACCTGTTACTCGCCTGCTGGACAGGCTTCGAAGTTATCTTCACAAGAGTTATAGGCGGGTAAGGGGATAGAAGGAGAAAATATGAGCACTAAGAGGATTAATGCAGAACAATTCGTAGAACTATATATGGAGGTGTATAACAAGGGCGGTACATATGTTGATCTCGCAAAGCGAACATCTATGCCCATCAGTAGAGTCTACGCAAGAGCACACTTTTATAAAAATTCAGCTATTATACTCCCCAAACTAACACGTAAGTATGGTAGCGGTACCCAAAGAAGACTTAACACTGGATTCTTAAACAGTCTCATCAAGAGACTCACCCGCTAGCATGCAGAACCGAAAGACTCACCTAGAGCACATCTTAGGCACCTCTACCCAACACAAAGCCTGGCACTCCTCCTACCCTAAAAGGGAAAGAGAGTGCCCTTTTTGTGAAAAACTGGACAGCCTGGCTCTCTACATGGGTAACAGACCAACAAAAGAAGACATAGTAAACATAATACTAATTAAAGCCAGCCTATCTTTTGGTGAACGTGCAGAAGGTGAAGACTTCCTACAGTTTGCCGAGGATGTGGCTGATGAGATTTTGAGGGGTCATTATGACACGTAAAGAACTAGAAGAAAGCATCACACGTAAGGTAATTGTGATAAGTGGCGACGACAATGCCAAGTTTCACCCGCAAGGCTATGTAAGGTCAATTCTAGGTGTGGTCCATCAATACTATGGCATAAGTAATGCTCTTATTGCATCTTACGAACGCGAACTAAAAGAGCTTAGAGAGTTCCAAGAGGCAATCATCCAGCGTGATCAAGGAGTAACAGGAGCATGAGTAAATTGCGGCTCACTGAGCGTGCCAGACGTTGGTTAATAGTCAAACTGGCAGGTGATCGTGTGGTACTCATTAATGCCAGGATGGATGGGAAAGAAGGCCTGATGCTTGACTACAGCCAAACGACTGACTTTATCATCAACCTTAAATTAACAAATGTCGGTGCAGGCATTACATATAAGAGGCGAAAATGAGTAACAGCCCTACACTAAATGACGATAGCGAGCTACGCGAGAAGCTGAGGAAATTCCAATATAACGATAGTCAAGCTATAGCACTGTCTGACGACCATATTGACCATATCCAGCAGATCATCCACCAACGTGATGAGGCTAGAGACAGCAAAACTAAGGACTCGATATTGTTCAATATTTACTTGCTCATTGACCATCGGGTTAAGGCTGACGGCACCAATGCTATAAGCGCTATCAAGTTGCGTCGGTCAATAGAAAATTACCAGAAGCAACTCGCCACCCCAAAGAAAACCAATAATAACTAACCCTGGAGGATGATATGGACCAGCTAGCTAAAGAACTAAAAGAAATCTCTGATGCTACACATTCAATGAGCATTAAGGAGCAAAACGGTATCATTATCGCTCTACTCACTAAAATACTTAGTGAGTTAAAAAAGTCTAACCCATAAATGGAGACACAAAGCAATGACACTAACTAATAAAGAAACTGGAGATGATATGAAAAATAACCAAAATGGATTTATAGGCGTACTAATTATTGTTGGGCTGGTTTTCGCCTTAATGTTTGCACTATTCTTTGTGCGATTCAAACTCTCGAATGAGCGAGTATCTGGCATCATCTACAACACCACCAACGATAGAGCTCTCAGCGGCGCGACCTGCTTTTACGTTAGAGCCGGTGAGAATACATATGTCGATGAAAATAATACAAGCTCTTACTGCCTTCCAAAAGGCTCTAAATACATTCCTCTAGTGAATAAGGCTGCGGAAGATAAGCGCATCAAAGTTGTGGTTGTAGCGCACAAATACAGTCTGACTGTCAAAGCTCCGTGGACTGTCCTACCTAATGTAACGGTTTCAGAGCTAAAGCAATGAATGATACAGAACAAAAACCTGAAGATATACAATGCCCTGCCTGTGGATACTACTGTTTGGGTAATGGCGGTTTCGGATGTATCGATAAACCTTTCCTCGTTGAAAGCCAGAAGAATCAGCCCACCGCCCAAGTAGACGGCAATCTCGACGAGATACTAAAAAGATACAGCCTTGCCGTCCAGGGTCTACACGCTGGCGTTAAACCAATCGACGATGGTATAGAAGCCAACAGATACAGGCAAGAAGCTAAAAGGGCTATCGCCGCCCATCTCCAAGCTGCTATACAAACCGCACGGATAGATGAGCTTCAACGGATAATTGACAGCAAAGCAACTCTTAATGACATTTACGGAGATAATCCACGCAACAATTATGGATATAACGAAACACAGGTTAGGGACGCAGTTAATTGGTTGAGAAACAGACATAACGAGCGGCTCCAGCAACTCAAGAAAGAGGCATCGAAATGAGTAAAATACTGTCACGACAGCGCAAGTGGCAAATAGCACATCCCGATAAGGCCGCGCTTTTGAGAACACAAACCATTATAAGAAGGCGCTACGCATTACTCCAGTTAGGCATTGTTAAAACTCACGAGGAGCTTCATGATATAGTTTCTGATTTTGAGCGCCGTAATGGCACGCTCTCAGGTGCGGAGTGGTGGAACGTATACGAATACCTAGACTGGAAATATAACGGTAGCGCTTTTACTGATCTGAAGTTCTCTGCATGGCTGGAGGGTTTGACATGACCAAACAAGAAAAAGTAGCAGCGTTTATGAAGTCACATGGTTATCACCGAGGAAGCAACAGTATTGCAGATTGCTGGTGGGACGAAACAGGCATGCACCAAGTAACAGATTGGCTGGCCACCTTCTTTTACGAAGTAGTGGAAGAGGCAAAACAGAATCTACTGCATAAGTTCGATGAACAGCTCGGGACCATACCTAGCAGCCAGGAAGTGGTGAAATATGCCGATCATTTGCGTGGGCGTATTGACCAGAAGCTAGAGATTCGGGAATGGATAGCCGGGCAGCTGCGCCACCTCAAACAGAAAGGACAATCTGATGAGTAAAACACCAATTATCCCACCAAACAAAGACGGAATATACCCAAAATGTGTTTACTGTAAGACTGAAATATACGGCCCAGGAGTCATTGATTACAGCCACAATGGAGCTGTTCCTACCTGTTGCAACCTACCATTGCCTGATAGCCACATAAAAGTCGAAGGAAAGACACAATGAGTAGTGAGTTTGAAAAGTTAATCGCTAAAAACGAGCTAGGGCGTCGCCGCCTAGAGAATATCGATAACGAAATAAAGCGTATTGAGTCTCTGAGCGACTCTGAGCTGGAGAAAATCCTTAAAGAACCAGACGATGAGGAAGGTAAGACCAATGGATGATGAAGCCTTGCGTACCAAATTAAGACATATCTTCTTTCGAGCGGCTGGTGGTATATCAGACATGGCCAACGAAGAGATTGAAGCTACGATACAGCTAATTAAGCAGGATAGGGAGACCACTCGCCTAGTCGCTCAGTTTGACCTGTGCCGCGATCTAATAGCCAAAAACCATGATGGCACACAGATAAACTGGAGCACACTAGGCGGCGATGTTGCCAACATGAAGATTAACCTAGCTCAGCAGCTCACCACCAATAGCGAGGCTGAACAATGATACGCCACATTCAACTCAAAGTATCGACGGCGCTAAGAATGACCAATTCCAGCCGTGAGGAACAGAATCGGATTAAGCGTGTACTTGGCTTCAATAAGGTCTCTGACCTACGGCGTGATCTTGCAGAATTGCAGGACAATGGTTTTATTGTGATACCTACGGAAGGATGTAAGCATGACGGTACTGGCGTTTGCCCAGGGCATCCTAGCGAGGCTGAACATGAAAATTAATATGAGCAAGGACGAGCTTAGAATCAAGCTCACGCAGATGTTTATGGATGCAAAGTACGACCGAGAAAATCCTTCCAAGCTTGCGGAGCAGCTTATCGCCATGCTCTACGAAGACGAAGACCGTAAGGTGAAAAGCTTGGCGAGACTGATCATGTATATACAGAAGATGAAGGGCCAAAACTAATGCAGGAGTTAAGACAATGAGCATATGTACACGCGACCAATTGCGCTCTGTCGGCGAGCAACTACAGTCTTGGTATGTCGATGAAAGCGGCAACGAGGAAACACCAGCCGACAATGGTGACTATGAGCACGATCATTACGAGTGCACTGGCTGCGGCAAGGACTTTAACGAACATGTCGAAGCCTTAGCCCATTACGCCGCTCAAGACCACGGCTATATTAAGACTAATATGGAGAAGGTATGAAACATTTCCTGATTGTCGGAAGCCTGGGGGCAATAATCATAATCGGGCTGTCATACACGATCGGCTACTGGGTTGCTAATGGCTGGAAAGCTGGCAGCAAATGACCCACTCTAACCAACGACCCACCGAAAGATCCCTCTACGACCTCATATCTGCTGCTGTAGAAAGCCAGAGTGAAGTAGGCATAGATCTAGCTGTAGCAGCTATACAATCGACGTATGTGCCTCGCAAGGAGCTAGAAGCCTTGCTGTTAGGAAAAGGAGCGCCACGAGACTACGCCGAGCGAACTAGGTACTATAACTCGTCCGTCAGAGCGTTCACGGTAAACACGCAGAACGAGGTTTGGCGTACCCATATACATAATGTGTTGAAAGGAGACGGAGATGGCAAAACCAAGCATTAATGTACCCCGAGAATGGTTAGAAGGACTATTAACAAACGCCAAGCGCGTAGTCATCAACCAGAGACAGATAGATGCGTTAAACACCGACGACCTCATGGAACGGTTAGAGGTAATTCGATTAATCGGCTACATAGAAAGTGCAGAGAACCTAATTAATCTTGGTAGTACGGGTGATCCCCCAATAAACACCCCAGTCTGTACCACCGGCTGTAGGGCAGCTAAGTGTATGAGGGCGAAGAGATGAATTGGTTTGCTATAACGATAATCGCCTTTATAGTCATATTTGCTCTGGATAGTATGTGGGCTAACTGGTGTAAGACGAGGATCTTTAAATATGGAAACTCTAAGCCCTCTAGTAAAGGAGTAGAACATGAGTAAACAGAAAGTTATTAAATCAAAATTCATCCCAGGGAGACTGCCAGTTTTAGGGACAATAGTAGCTTGGTTGTTCTATAGAGAGCTACACCTTGTTGGTGCAGGCGCAGGGGTAAACATTCCTATTTACTTCCTAGCTCAGATCAGAGAGACTGGTTAAGATGATTTTGCTATTGACATATCTTGCCAATGACCGCCTCGTTAGCTGAGTCG